TAAAAAATGTAAACCTTAATGGCTTGACAACTGTTCAAAAAAGACAAATGTCGAAACATAAAGTGCATCATACTAAAAAACATTTATCTATGATGGCAACAGAAATGCGTAAAGGTAAATCATTTAAACAAGCTCACAATAAAGCACAAAAAATGGTAGGAAAATAGTGATTGAAACCTATGCTGAGTATGGAGCTATTGGTGTTATTGTATCGCTGTTTGTTATGATGATAGTAAACCTTATGAAAAGCCAAAAAGCTCAGAATGAAGACTTAGATGTAATAAGGCAAGATATGACAAAAATAGAATCTACAGTAGAAAATGTAGAAAGCATTGTAATTAAACTTATTGAAAGATGGAACAAGTCAGATGATACTAGCGCTCGGCATAGAGAAGATATTGTAAAAGAGTTAAATGATGTTACTGATGACTTAGCGTACCTAAAAGGACGTATCAATGGAAAGGCGAGTTAGTTTTATGATAGATTCAACAAAAGCTGTTTTAAATGGAGCAGTAGGAGTTGGAGTGTGGTGGACCAACTTGCCTATGATATTACAGATGGCAGTATCAGTTGCAACTTTAGTATATTTAATAATTAAAATAAAAAACGAAATAAGGAGCTAATATGCTACAAAAAATGGTTATGGAATATCTTTTTAACGAAGAGAACAAACAAAAAGTAATTGACGAATTAAACAAGAATGTTAACATTCCTATTATCAATGAAGACACGGAAGAAAAAATTATTTCTGCTATTTATGAAGTCTTTGAAGATGTAATGGGTAAAGTTTTAAATAAGTAATGCCTAGGTTTAGTAGTAAAAGTAAATCAAAATTAAACACTTGCGATAAAAGGTTAGTAAAACTTTTTAAGGAGGTAGTTAAAAAATATGATTGCACGATTATTGAAGGCTATAGAGGCGAACAACGTCAAAACGAAGCTTACCGTAAAGGCAATAGTAAAGTTAAGTATCCTAATGGTAAGCACAATAAGAATCCGAGTATTGCTGTGGATGTTGCGCCGTATCCGATAGACTGGACCGATAGAGATAGATTTCATTACTTTGGTGGTTATGTGTTAGGTATTGCCAGTCAGATGGGATTAAACATTAGATGGGGCGGAGACTGGGACCAAGACACGCAAACCAAAGATAATCGCTTTGATGACCTAGTACACTTTGAAATAAAAGACTAATGCCAAAACAGTTTTTAAAATTATCAGATTTCTCAGGTGGTATCAACACAAAGTTTGATGCTAGAGATATAAGAGATAATGAAATAACCGCAGTCAGTAATATGCAAGTACATAGACAGGGACAGGTATTTTCATCTACTGCATCAGTAGCAGAAACCAGCAGGTCAGCAGGAAGTCTTACAAGTGGATATGGTTCATTTTTATTTAAAGCTGATAACGATTTAAGTAATAATGAAAAATCAATAGAGTTGTTGGCTCTTGCAGACGTAGCAGAAGGTCAAGTAGACATAATAGAAGACCCGTTTAATACTATAAGCGCAAGAGATAATTCTAATCACCTAAATACTATTGACTTAGGAACTAATCATGCTGGGGGTGAACAGAATTATTACTATGCTAATGGAGCTTTAAGAGTATTAGACTCTGAGACAGGACAAACAGGAAATGAAGCTTTTTGGTATGGACATATAGACAGAACAGGCACAATCCCCGGTGGCGCTGTTAATACGTGGGTAGGAGTTGTTAATAATTTAGCTGCACCTACTGCAGGCAATGTCACTGAAAGCGGTAGTGCAAACTACGCAGTAATAAATAATGGTTTTGATTTAGACATAACAATAGAATCTACAGATGCTGATGGTTTATGGGAGGCTACTACATATGAAATAGCGTCTTCTTTTGTGTACGAAGGTAATCAAGAGTCATTATTATATATATATCCTGAATCGGTAACTATGGGTATAAGTCAATATTTTACTAATGTATTACTAGGTTTAGTCAGGGGAACTGGAGCAAGTAACAAACGAATAAAAGGTGGTAGAATATACATACGAAAAAAAGATAGTACAGATTTATTTACATTGTTTTTAGATGCAGATTTTGAGCGAGGTGTTCGCAAAAGTATGGGTGATGAGTTTGTTGCTTTTACAAATGGAGGTAGTGGTGACAACTTTGTAAATACCTCTGGTATAGAAATAAAAGGTCCTAGTATAGATACATACGAATCATTGAATGGATTTAGCCATGATGTAGGCCATCTATCTTTTGGCGAGTCAGCAGGTTTATTTTATAAAGATGTAACAGTTTGCAATCAAAGAGCGTTTGTATGTAATGTAAATTATTTTGTAGAGTCTGGGTCTTCTTCTAAAAAGTTAATGCCAGACCGTATTTTATATACTCCAATAGGAAAATACGATACATTTCCTCCAAACCAATTTATTGATATAGGTATTAACGATGGAGAAGACTTTACAGCTATAGAATCTTTTGGAACCAAAATTTTAGCCTATAAACAGAGTACATTATACATAATAGACGTAACTTCACCAAGTGAAAATGGTTGGAGATTAGAGTCTACGTTAAATGGATTAGGTGTTGAACAGCCCGCAGCAGTAGTTAAAACTGAGTTTGGTATATGTTGGGCCCGTAAAACTGGTATTTATATATGGTCACCATCTAGTGGCGTTGTTGAGATATCAAAAAAATTAGATAAAAACTCTCAGCCTATGACAGGTCTAACTAATCCAGCAGTTGGTTATTATCCACCAGATTCACAATTAATTATAATTCAAAATTGTAGCGCTTCTTCAGATGCTCTTATCTATGATTTTGAAACAAAGTCTTTTACAGAGTTAGGCTCTTATACATCGGCAGCTGTAACTAACCTTCAAAACAATCAAGATAACTGTATTTGGTTAGAGGGCAATAATGTTAGAAAATACTCTTCAGCTCAAGGTACAACAGTCTGGACAATGGAAACAAAAGATTTAGATTTTGGAAACCCAGCTGCAGTAAAAAGACCACAAAAATTAATAGTTAGCTACTCTACTTCCTCTGGAGCTACCGTAACTACAACAATCTTTAAAGACGGAGATGGTAGCGCTGACGCACTGGATGCTTCTACTTGGTCAACAGCTGCAAATGGGGGTGTAAAAACAATAGACTTATTAGGTATTGGCAATATAAATAGTTTAAAGTTTAAATTTACAGGGGCATCTTCTAGTTATAAAATAAATGACATTACTATTGTTTATAGAACAATATATAAACAAGCTTCTACAGGTGTAAATTAATATGGCTATATCTAAATCAAATGTCAAAGCAGCTGAACAAAGAAGCTTAGGTGAAAACTCTGCAAACAGTAGGGTTAAAAATAGAATAGGCGGATGGGAGAGTACACCATCTGGATTAAAACATGGAACAATAGAAATATTGTCTTCTGGTGGTAATGAACGTATTAAAGTATCTAGTAAAATACAAAAAATATCAGCAACTTTAGATGAGGATTTAACATCCGTAGAAACGGATGTAGAGATTACTGATGCAACGCAAGTTACTAAAGGAGATATTATTAGAATTGACTCAGAAGATATGTTAATAAGAAGCATATCTAGCGACACATTAACCGTTAGAAGGGGTGTTAATGGCACTACAGCTGCTACACATACCGAAGAGGCAGAAATACTTGTTTTAAATCCTAAAAAACCAACTAGATTTACAGAACTATCATCTGATTCTTTAACTTTTAATAAAGATGGCTCTACTTTTAACTATCCAAAACAAATGCAATTTATACCAGCATCTGCTTTAACATTTGGTTCGGCTTTTACTTTTTCTCCTAACTTTGCAAACTATGATAATGACCAATATGATGTTTTATTTATTTTAAAGGATATGCAAACTTATAGTGTAGAAGCTTCTGATGAGAGTAGTGCTCAATCTTTGCAGTTATTTGCAAGTAACAAGACAGGATTAGGATTTACGCCTACCGCAAACATATTTGTAGGTGGTGGGTTAAGCAGTTCTACAGTTACATCTTTTGATGATTCAGGAGCTATTTTTGGAGGCACAACATTAACAACACCTTCTAATAGCACTGCTAAAACAAGCAATGACGCTTTTGACGACCAAGCAACAGCAGGTGTAGTTTCTTTAGATGTAACATTTACACTTACATATTCATCGGTTGTAGATAAAGATGATGATATAAATGTTGAAGGATTTATAAGAGCGGGGACCTCAGATGGAAGCAATGCTTTTTCTGCAACAAACTACGAGCAATTAGCGTTTAGCGATACAAGAGAAACAGGATTTGGAGCAGGAACTAGAACTCTTACAAGAAGTTTTACATTTGGAGGTGCTCTTGGAAACCCAGCAAGAGTTGTTTTAACAATTACAAATTTTAATGTTACTGGTGGAAGCTCTGCTTCGCTTGCAGCTGCGATTACATCAATAACATATACCACTTCTAGTGGTACAACACGTTCTATAACGGGCGCAAACAAAGCGGATGCTATAGTTATAGCAAGATAATTAATGATACTTATTAAATATTAAAAGAGAATATTATGGCAAACAGTTTAATGGAATTATATGGCGGTGGTATGGTAGGTAACCGTACTAACTATCAACTTGGCGGTAGAGTCGCTGCTTCAAAA